GGTATCGGGTCGCCACCAATCAACTCAGCAAAATCGTCAAAGTCTATGGTACTAGGGGCTTCCACACCAAAGAACGTAACATAGCTAGGGGGATCACTCTTATGGTTGTGCGTAGACGGCACACGTAACACACGCGCCACATCGGAAGTAACCGCAGGATCAGCCTTGAACCCGTCAGCTTCACATAATTGCTTGAGGCGTTCCGCTACTTGCCACCACTCGTCACGAGGCACAGCCTCGGATAAAATCCAGTACACATGAACGCCACGCCCTGAGTTGATAAGAGTTGGTTTAGGTAATTTGTGTCGTGTACAAAAGCCACGAAGCTCGGTAATAGCAGTGGCTTGGTCAGCAAACTCTTTAGTAGGACCACAGTCTAAATCTAAGAAGAACGCCTTCAACGACCTGACGTTATCTGCTTTGCGCGAACCTGTTTCTTCTAACGTAGCCAGTGCAAAGTAAGCGTCATGCCCATTGCTGTCAAAGTCTCTAGCCGCATCTATAACATCATCTACAGAAGTGTAGAACTTCTGTTTGACAGTGCCATCCCGTGCCGCGAAGACGCAGTAATGACCGTCATCCCCCAACACTAAATCTAAAAATTGTTTCGTTTTCATAGCCACCACTCGCCATTGTAAGGTTAACCACGGCTAACTTAATAGCCGTGGCATAGGATCGTTTAGTCGTCCCAACCTTTAACTATATTGGTCAAGTCGAGTTTGTCTTCTGATGAGGCAGTCTCTGCTTTCTTTGCAGTTTTTTTCACTGGCTCCTCGTCAAACATATCAATTACGACTGCTTCTTCCGCGACTGCTAACACGTTGTTTGACTTAAATATCTTTTTAGCAGTCTCTTCAGCTTCATCAACTTCAACAACATAACCACCTGCTACGTTACCAAACGGATTACGCACAGGTCTAGTAACATACTTGATTACTTGCACAGCTTGCAATCGCAGGCTCACACCCCAGTTGTCTTTTGTCATGTGATAAGGGACAAAGGTCACCGCAATATTTACCGTGCTACCTGTGGTTAACTCAAAGTCTTCTGGTAACGTATTACCTTGACTGTCTAGCTCCACAGGCTTTTCTGTAATCCTACCGCTGTAAGCACCTTTTATATTAGACGTACCTTTAAACGTACCATCATCGTCTTTAACCAACGGTGACGCCTCTAGCGTTAGCTCTTGGGGCCAAGATTTCTCTTTGTTGGCATTATACGCGGCACTCATTTGTGCAAACAATGCTTTCGCAGTCGCGCTATCTGCACGAAAGTCTACAGAAAATGCGGCGTTAGTATCTCGTGGGCCACAAGGCATGTGTTTGTTGGCTTTTTTATCAAACGCATACGTCTGATTAAGTTTGGGCCATAGTGCTTCCACGTTTTCAATAATATAAGTCTCTGCCATTTTGTTCTCCTATCTGGCGTTATACGTCTTGGTCTGGGTTAAAATCGAACTCTAATTGCTCTTCAACTAAAGTTTCATCCACATCCTGCGCACTTTTTACAAGTTCTTCAGTTGCTGCGGTTTTGTTAAATCGGTAGGTATTACCGATCTTAATGTACGTGGTTTTAGGGATGTGCCCCTGCCGAACCCACGCTCGGATCGTAGAAATCGACACTGCAAAATGCTTTGCCAACTCCTCTATTTGCACAAACGGTTCTGCTTGTTCTGCCATTATTTCTTCCTAACTGAGATTACATGCTCAACATCAATGTTAAGACCTTTCGGCATAACATCTGGGTTTTCCTCTAGGAATTGTTTGACATTGGTCTGGTTCAAACGGCGGTCCAAGAACTCGGGCATGTCATGTTCTTTTATAAATGTGTACATAGACTCCCAATCTCCCGTCCAGTATTTTGTTTTACTAGACCTAAAAAACAAACCCTCAGAGGTTCGTACGCTCTCGACATTGTGTGCATCACAATAGTCTAACAACGCTTTCTTCAAGACATCCAGTTGGCGAACCAACGCTCCGTCTTTTTCTTTAAAATCTGCGGACAGTAGTGCTCTTTCTGACCTTATCTTAATGTAAGCCTTAGTAAGTTTGTCCGCAGGTATATCAGAATTATCGCTCATTGACGTTCTCCTACACTAACGAGACTTACACTATAGTATTGGATTATATGCTAGTCAAGTATTTCTTTGTATAAATCGATCATTTTTGTGTGGACGTTAATTCTATTGTCAAGAAGTGAGTAAACACGCTTTTCTACGGCAGAACCTTGAAGCTGTACTACAGTACACGGATGCTTCTGACCTGACCGATGAACCCGTGCGTTTGCTTGCGCGTAGGTTTCTAACGAGGGCGTTGGCCCCCACCACACAACTGTATTAGCCGCTGTTAATGTAACACCATGTGCCGCAGATTGCGGTTGGATGACCAGAACGCGTGGATCATTGGTTGTTTGGAACCGTTTGAATATATCCGTGCGCCTAGCTACAGGCACATCGCCACGTATAACTTCTGTAGTAATCCCGTCATTACGCAGTTTATCTGTGAGTATGTCAATGGTGTGTTTGAATGGTACAAAGATGAGAACCTTTTGGCTGCTCTCGTCTATGACTTCCCGTAACACTTTGTACCGATGCGTGATGTCAAACTCTAAGGTGTCACCGTCGTCTGTATACACAGCACCCGCAGAGATTTGCAGCAACTTGTTCATAATGACAGCGGCGTTTACTGCGGATACTTCGTCGTCGCCCACCTTCATAACAAGTTTCTTCTTGAGCATGTCGTAATATTTTTTCTGCTGGCGTGTCAATTCTACTTTGCGTTTCACATATGTCATGTCAGGCAAGTCAAGGCATTCTTCCTTGGTGAACCGTATGGCAGGTTGTAACACGTTAAACACAAGGTCGGTCGCCGTGGCTTTTGGTTTCCATTGGAACTGTGTCACCTTGTGCATAACCATATCTCTAAACGAACCAAAGAACCGAGGGACAGAACTGGCATCAATCAACTTGGCTAGCCCGTACGCATCAAGGGGAGACTGCGCGGCAGGTGTGCCTGTCATCATCCATAGCCACGTATCGTCGTTGATAAGTTTGTTCAGCGTCTTCCATCTCTTCGATTGCGAATTTTTGTAGTGCGTTGCTTCGTCAACAACGATGAGATCAAAACTACCCTTGGCAATCTCTTCGGACACAATCTCTACACCGTCATAGTTTATTATGACAAAGTCTGCACCTTGCCCAATGATGGCTTTACGTTTCTTAGACGCGCCGTGTGCTATGTCTACACTGCGATGCGGGGCAAAGGTGAACAGGTCTTCGCGCCATGCTGAGTCCATAATAGATAGGGGGCATATCACTAACACTCGTTTGATCTTGCCTTGTTTCATCAGATAGTCTGCCGCCCATATCGCACTGGCTGTCTTACCTGTGCCTTGCTCGTTGAAACAAAAGGACTTGCGGTTCATGGTCAGGAATGCTGACGTTTTCTTTTGGTGGTCGAACGGAGCGTGCTTACCTGTCCACGTATAGCGGCTCTGTATGGGTGATGGCACGTTGATGTTAAGGCGTTTCAGTGTGTGCATCTCGTCGATGCCCCAGTTTACCAACACTTCGTTGGTTCCTACTTCCTTACTCTTTGGTACGGTTTCAGTGACACGTTTTGGATTGCGTAGCTTTAACAGCAACGCCTTACTATCTATTATTCGCATTTAGTTCTCCTTTCGGGCAGTTGCCCGAATTACTTTTTCTTCTTGTAGTTACGTGCGCGGTTCTTGCTTGAACTCTCTATACGTATACCATCTTTGTTTTTACCTCCTTTGACTAAGGCCTTCTTGTGGCTGACATCTTTACCTTCGCGTTTATCTGCTTTGCCGTTACCGTTACGGTCTACGCCTTCTTTATCAACCTTGCGTCGTGCACGCTGGCGTTCCATACGTCTCTCAAACGTAGCGCTACCTACAGGGGCGTTAACTTGTTTCTTGCGTTTTCTCATCCGTTTGCTCCGTTATGAACACATTCGATTACAGGGCAGTGGCGTCTACATAACCCGTTAGGGCGTGCATTCCACATATCCTCGTCAGCCGCAGTCTTCATCTGAGCATACTTACCCAACCATTTTTCCCACAGCTTGCCGCTATCATACTCCATGTAAGTATCTTTTACCAAGTCATTACACACAACAAAGAGTAACCCTGCACGTACAGTCTTGATCTGTGGGTATCTAGCGAATATGCCCAAAGCCATTAACTCTAGTTGACCCTTGTCTGCATACTTGGATGATTTGCCTGTCTTGTAGTCCACCACCCATGCGAGGTCGTCGTCCAGTATTACTAGGTCAGCAATACCACGGAACCAAACGTCCTTGGCATAGAAGTCACAAGCCTCTAGGTTCTCTGTTATACCTAGCTTTATCTCGCATAGCTTGTCGCCCTTGCGATCCCTCAAAGATGTTAGGGCTTCCTCTGCAAAGCCAAACTTAGCGGGGACAGGTACGTCCTTACCAACAAAGTCTTCTGCCATCTTATGAAATGCGGAGCCGTATAGTATAGCCTCAGTCTCCTTGAACGGAAACTCCTTGAGTATCTTCTCATGGTAAAACTGTTTAGGACATTGCTCGAATGCTTTGATCTTACTAAACGACCACGGTGCTACACTCATTCACAATCTCCGTACGATTTTCCAGTTCCGCTTTCACAGTCAATCGGCAGACCTTCTGCCCAGTCGGGTATCCAACGCATACATTTCTCGACATACGCCTGTGTTTCCTCGACTTCATCGTCTTTCGCACAGACCACAATCGAATCGTGAACGGTTA